TAAGGATATATTTTCGATACAGGTGCCAACAATCACAGAAAAGCTGAAAAGCCGTTCTAACCGCCATCATAGCTCTGTCACCCGGATATAAATCCCTGGGATCTCCGCCCAAAACTTTTCTACAATCTCGGATGCCACCTGTGCATCATCACTCCAAAATCCCACGGATGTCATACAGTCTTTTAAAAGCTTCTGCAAATTATCTGTATCTGGCTTTGTGATTCTGTATTCTCCATCCTTGTGTCTGCCTTTCGTCTGGAAACACCACTTGACAATCAACTGGATTCCACCCTGGTATGGTTCTTCTGGAACATGCTGACCAAGATAAGCCGTCAGCTTCTGTCTGGCTGCTTTTAATTCATCCGGTTCATAAAATCTCGGCCTGCCATTTACCAGATGTACTTTCTTTTCCTGATGTGTGATTGTCGGCGGAATCATTGCCATAAAAAATTCCATTCACTTTACTCCTTTAATGTGTTGTTTTTTTACTTTTTCCTTACACCTCGCGGTTGTGCTGGGTGGGCTCCCTCCCGTGTGTGGGGGCGTGCTCATATCGCCCCACACTGTAGGGTGGGTGCCCGCACATTCCCGTCCCGTTAGGGTTATACTTTAGTATAAGGTGCCGGGAGGGAATATTCCCGCCCTCCCGTTACCATGGTTACGGGAATGATTTGTTTCATTTCCCATCACCTTGAAATTAAGGTCGCGGGAAACATTATCCTTTATTCCCGGCACCTGGCTTTTATGGTTCTGGGAATAAATTACTTCTCATTCCCGGAACCTGATTTTTCAGGTAACGGGACAATCCTTTTTGTCTCTTTATCCGTCGTATATCCTAGCTTTTTAAGAGAATTCCAGATTGTCTTTTCTGCTGGATACTTTTCTCCAACAGCCTCCGCATCGCTTTTCATCTGCTCATATAATTCTTTTACAGTAGGATATATATCATCATGTCCGAATCGATAACTTTCAATGGCCATAGTGTATTTCGCCTGGGTATTCTTTTTCTGTATTTCTGCCTGTTTCTTCCTGGCATCTTTTCCTCTCTGCCAAGGCGGCCTCTCATCCTCCGGCTGGATATCATTCAGACAGCCTGTTTCGTCCATTCTATGTATAGGATAATCAAACCAGAGGTTTACCGGCTGGAACTTCGGAAATTCTCTGAGTGTTCCTTCGATCCGCCATGCCGTCTTCGCTTTTACGTCTTTTACCGCATCTTCTATCTGCTTCTGAAGAGCGTTCATCTGCCATTTATCAAGGCGCTCTTCACAATAGTTCAACATCTGCGTTTTACTGCACAGATCATCCTGGGACAGATCGTCTTCCCATTTAAAATAAGCATCCAGATACTGAATACAGACCTTACATATAGCCTTATTCTTTTCCTGTTCTATCAAAGCTTCTGTTGGTTCCAGTTCGATCAGGTCCAGCAACGCATCCGGATCACGGGCAAATACTCCGGATCCGCTGGCGCGGTCCATAGATTTTTTCCCTCCCTGACTTCCTTTACTATGATGATGACAGTAAATCACCGCACAGCCCAGTTCTGTACAAACCTTGTCAAACTGATTGCAGAAATTCGCCATCTGATCCGCACTGTTCTCATCTCCGGTAATGACCTTATAAATCGGATCAATGATAATAGCCACATAGTCTTTTTTCGCTGCCCTACGGATCAGCTTCGGTGCGAGCTTGTCCATCGGCACGGATTTTCCTCTTAGATTCCAAATATCAATGCTGTCCAAATATTTTGGCCTCCATCCAAGGGTGTCATATACATCCCGGAACCGATGCAGGCAGCTCGCCCGATCCAGTTCCAGATTAACGTACATGACACGGCCTCTGGCACACTTCCAACCAAGCCAGTCTTTTCCTTCTGCGATTGAGATGCATAGTTCGATCTGAAGAAACGATTTTCCTGCTTTTGATGGTCCGGCAATTAACATCTTATGCCCTTTCCTCAGAACACCCTCTATCAGACATGGGGATAATTCCGGCAGGTTCTCCCAGACATCTTGAAGCGGTTCCGGATCCGGCAGGTCATCATTGACGCTCTCAATCCATTCCACCCATTCTTCCCAGGATTCTTTTCCTATATTGGTATCTACCAAAAATTGTTTTTTCCCGTTCCGAGTTACTCCTGGCATCCGGGACAGCCTGGACGGATTCTTGTTCTGGGTATCCAGTTTCAGCCCGTTCTTCTTGCAGATACTGTACAGATACTCCACACGTTTCTTATATTCCCTCAAATCTGCCGCTTCGATCCGCACGATTGCATGCAAGCTCTTCTTTCCGGAGAACACCAACGCTGCCACAGGAAGCTCCAGCTCCCGGATCAGGGCGTTCTGCTTATCCAATTCCATATCGTCTGACTCTACAAGCGCATACCGGAAATCCGTTACATTCTCATTCTTGCAGTCTTTCCCGTCCAGGGGGTTAAACCGGATCCATGCTCCCGCATCCGGATTATAATCACCAAATACGGCACCTACATCGCCATTGCATTTATTTAATTCTTCGATAAGCTGTCCTGCGGTTCTGTCCCAGTTGCCCCTGCTCGGAAGCCAGCGTGTCCCCTTCTCATCCGTCTTTTCCCAGCTCTGCGTCACATAGCCCACATTTTCACCAGATTCAAACAACGCTTCTAAATATCGAATAAGATCCTGTACCGGATCCCAGTTCTTCGGTTCCCGTACCTCTTTTCCTTCCAACCAACCACTGTCAACTACAACACCCTCTTGGCTGATTTCGTCATTCCAGTCCAGTTCATGCCCCGGATTCCGGTCTGGCATCCATCCCCTGTCTATGGCCATCTGTACAATGGTACCGGCTGTCACCGGATCAGAAGATCCGCAAAAACTGTTCCATTTTCGGAAACATTCTCCAGAATGATAACGGGCAGGATCTCTTTGGCTCCATCGATCCCAATCTTCTGCTGTATAGCCCTCCTGTTTTAATGCCATTCCTACACTGACCCATTCCTGGTAATCCAGTTCTCCGGGATAAATATTGTCCAGTATTTCTAATAGATCTGCCCTTTGCTCCATGTTTATGCTCCTTTATACTCTGATGGAATAATATCGCGCGGAACTTTCCACCCATTTCCGGCAATCCGGTCAATCAGCCTTTTTGCTGTATCAAACTGCCAGGTTCCAACGTGCTGAAAGCCCCTGCTTTCCAGAAAACGGATCTGTTTCGGCGTGGTAAGCCCTTCCTGTCTCCGTTTATCGAGACGATCCAGCAGCCTTGCCGCTTTTCCTGCATTGTCAATTTCATCCGGCAGAATTCCAAGTTTCTCCAATGTCTGTCTTTGTTTTTCAGACGGCGGCGCCATTTCCCAGCCAAACGCCGGAACGTATCCCGATAAGTCTTCTGCCTGAATACTCATTTCAAACTGGAGCGGATCTACCAGCTTTCTCTTTCTCCGTTTCATTTCTGCCAGCTTCTGCGCTAGCGCTTCTTCCCGCTGCGCCACCACATCTTCAGATGCGGTCTTTTCCGCTTCTTCGATATCCATCGGACATCCTGCTTCTTTTTCCAGATTCTCTGTCATTTTCTGTGCTACTTCTTCACTCTCACAGATCAGATGAGCCGGGTGGCACAGCTCGTGTCGTTCCGTATGCCATAAAAAATCTAAAAGGAGAAGATGTTCTTTCCCTGGAGCCAGCCTTGTTCCCCTTCCTACCATCTGACAGTACAGACTTCTGACTTTGGTTGGCCGCAATACTACAATGCAGTTCACATCGGGACAGTCCCAGCCTTCTGTCAATAACATGGAATTGCACAAGACGTTATATTTCCCTGCCGCATAATCTGCAAGGATGTCAGCGCGGTCTGCACTTTCCCCGTTCACCTCAGCGGCACGAAAACCATGGGTATTCAGGATATCCCGGAACTTCTGACTGGTTTTCACAAGCGGAAGAAATACCACCGTCTTCTTCTCCAGACAGTATTTCTCCATTTCTTCTGCGATACTTTCCAAGTATGGATCTAACGCGGTTCCCAAGTCTCCCGCCTTAAAATCTCCAGACTGTACACCAACGCTGGTCAAATCAACCTGCAATGGAATCGTTACTGCTTTGATGGGTGATAAATAACCCTCTTTGATCGCCTTTGGAAGGGTGTATTCATAGGCCAGGGATTCAAATACCTGTCCCAGATTCTTCATATCTCCACGGTCCGGCGTTGCTGTCACACCAAGTACTTTCACATCTGGAAAGTGATTCAGAATTCTCTGGTAACTGTCTGAAATACAGTGATGTGCTTCATCGATAATGATGGTGTCAAAATAATGATCCGGGAACCGGCTAAGCCTGGTTTCCCGCATCAGACTCTGCACCGACCCCACTGTAATCCGGAACCAGCTTCCCAGGCAGGATTCTTCTGCTTTTTCCATGGCACATCCAAGCCCAGTAGACTTGGCGATCTTATCCGCCGCCTGTTCCAGAAGTTCACCGCGGTGTGCCAGGATCAGTACCCGGTCTCCACGACTGACACATTCTTCTGTTACTTTCGCAAATACAATCGTTTTTCCACAACCAGTAGGGAGAACCAGAAGTGTTTTCCTGGTTCCATGTTCCCACTGTTCAAAAATTGCTTCCTTTGCTTCCCTTTGGTATGGTCTCAGCTCCATTAAAATTTCCCTGCCTCAAACTTCTTCTCTTCAAACGGATAAAACTTTTTAATATCATTTCCCTGCCGCTTCTCACCGTCTGTTCCAGTCCATTCATGGACACCAACTTTGCAGCGGCCTTTTGCTCCAACTACAGCGTTCCAATTCATTTTGATCTTTTCTCCCTTTTTCTTCTGTCCAATAGAAGTAAAAAAGGCGGAAATCATTCCCTCCGTTTTCGTATGTAAAAACAGGTTATGATTGATCAGTGCTGATCCTTCCTCTGTGTCAATCCGTAATCTTAAAATTGCCTTATTGCATGCCGGAAGTTTTTCACTGCCTCCATGTCGGCTGCGTTCAAAACTCTCTACCGTAAAATCGTAGTCTCCTTCCGGAAGCAGGATAAACTCCCCACTGTCCTTTTCAATCTCATCGTCCCATCCTAATTCTCTTTCCATTTCACTCATTGCTTTCTATCCTCCTATTTTTCGTCAAACGGGATCTCATAATCTTCCCTCAGTTTCCGGATCATCTCGTACACTTGTGGCCAAGCGCCGACCAATACTCCGGAAATGAAATCCGGATCGTAATTCAGAATCGGAGTGGTCTGTGGGTAGTATCCTTTCCCAGCCACAACGGTCTGAATTTCTTCTTCCGAAACGAGCTTATCTTCCATCAGATCACGGAGTGCCTTGGGGATCCTCTCATCCACATGGAAAACACTATTCTTTGGCACTGGCTGCCCATGGGGCGGTTCTGTCTTTTGCGGCACATTCTTTGCTTTCCGGTCATTCAAATCCATCTGATTTCCTTCCGTCCCTGTCAGAACCGGATCTGGCGTCGGTGCAGGCGGTGTCTCCCTAACAGTTGCTTTCTGCTCTGTGCCAGATGGCAACATCTGCGTTGTTTGTTCAATGATTCCGGCAATCACACCATAATCAAGCTCACATTCATCCGGGAGGTTATAACGGTTCTTTGCGTCCCAGCACGGGTGATGGCAAGTATACATCACTCTTTTCCCGCCTTGAGCTTTATGCTTTTTCCCCTTATCATCTACAGCGATGGAATAAGTTTTATAATTGCAGAACAGCAGCATGTCCGCCCATTCTTTAACCAATGGGGATGTCTGGGACTGGGTTTTCTTCCCCAGTTTCAGCTCCCATCTGTCGTAAGCGCCCATTTCATCCGGCTGTTCAAATTTACGGAGCTGGGCGTGTGCTGTAAGCACCACATTGACTCCTGTCTCAATGACGTCTGTCAGCTTGTTCAGAAACCGCCCAAACTCTTCTTTTGTATAGATATAACCATTTCCATAGCCAAAGTCTTCAATTCCGGATTTATTATGTTTTGCACAGATGTGCTCCACACAAAGCTGTTCTGCCCAGTCAATGGTATCAATCACCAGAGTTTTGCACACTCCGGGATTCTTTTCCACATACTGGAGTTCTTCTAACAACATGATCCAGCTTGTAGGGCGGGGAAGGCGCGCAACGTCCATGTCGTTGGTGCTTCCTTCCGTATCGATAAATACCGGATCTGGAAATTTGGACGCAAACGTTGACTTCCCAATTCCTTCCGGTCCGTAGATCACTACTTTCTTTGCCTTCTTAATTTTACCTTTGATAATTTCCATTAAAACTCACCCGCTTTCCATGACGGCTTGCTTTCAACCGCTTCTTCCTCCTGGCCCTTTACATAGCCATCTTCAATAATGATGCTGCATTCTCCACCCGTGCTGACTCTGGTTGCGATTGCCTGTAGTCCCTCTTGTTTCAGCCATTCTCCAAATTCATTGAGAGTCTGGAGATCCATCTGTTCCAGCTTGTCCAGAAGGACGAACCCACACTTCGGATTCAGCTTCCGCACAATCGCTGTGGACACTTTTAGCCGATCGGAACCGGACATGTTATCCCACTGCTGTCCCTTATAAACCAATTCGCCTTCTTTGACAGATAATTCCGGAAGAGGAAGTTCTGCGGAATTCAGAAGGGACGTTTTATTTTTTCTCGTCTGATCGATTTCTTCTGTCAGAACACGGTACTGATCCCGATACTCCTTCGCATCATCTTCCGCTTTATCTTTGTCCATATTGGCTCTGACTTTGCGGTTGATCTCTTCGATATTGGCAATACTTGCTTCCAACTCAGCCGTAGATTCATCCTGTAATTCTTCTGTGGATTTATAAGCGATATTCATATCATGGTCAACCTGGATTAACTGATTCTGATAATGTTCCAATTCTTCTTTTAATGCATTGACTTTCTCTGCAAGTCGGTTTCTTTCAGCATGTAGTTCCAAGGCGTGATCTCTTTTCCTTTTGTTTTCTCCGTTCTTGGAAAGAATTTCCTGCTGCTGACGGATCAGTTCAGACGGAGATACCAGTTCTTTCGGAGCATCCGGATAATACGGCTGTTCCTTGGCAAACTTTTCTTTCTGATCCGCAATCTGCCCGATGGCAAGACGTTTGTTATACAACTCTTTCTCCTGAAGGTCAAGTGCCGCAAGCTGCTCTCCTACACCGATGATCCTAAGAAGAGTCCGGGCTTTCTCTTTTCCTGAAGATTCCATGAATTTTGGAAGATTTAAGGCAAGCTGTTCCACAAACTCATTCAATAACTGCTGTCCGCCTTTGTTTCCAGTTGGATCTGTCACTTTCAGGGAACTATTTTTTCCTTTTCTCTCTACTACAAGCCCATTGCTCATTACAATATGTAAGGTCGGGGGGATAGTAGATCCGTCTCTCTGTGCCTGTGATGGCCGGAAATTATCGCCGCCCAGCGCCCATGCGATTGAATCCAAAACCGAAGTTTTGCCTTGATTATTATTCCCTCCTACAATCGTCAGCCCATTTGCTGTTGGTTCGATCTTTACCGCTTTGATTCGCTTTACATTTTCGATTTCCAGTTTGTTAATCTTAATGCTTTCCATTTGCTTTTTCCTTTCTTATCTGTCATAATAAAGTTGGTTATTTTTCTGAGTGCATATCTGGGATTGCCGTCCCTATGCACTCTTTTTCATGCCCTGCTGCCAGTGTCTCCGGCGCAGTTCCCGCATCTGGAGATAATGCTTCTCCCTGTCTTTCACACAGTCATGCGTTATGTATGCTACTATCATCATGTCCAGCGCGATCCCGAACGACAGCAAAAACTCTGCCGTTGAGATAATGTTCTGGCTATAACTGTCAGCGGATCCGGCCATCACCAGTACGGCAATTCCCCCGACCACTGCACAGATGTCTTTCAAGATCCGGTATTTCCGCAGTTTTCTTCGATGCATCGTTATCACCTCCCTCTTCACTTTCCTTTCTCCGGTTCATTTACACCATAATCTCCATATAAAACCCCATCGCTTTAGCAATCTCCTGTGGATTATACGGCGGGACGTGCTTCTTTCCGTTTTTGGACTTGAGCATATCCCTGTAGTTGTAGTAATCCGTAAATGCCAGGATGTTGACCCGTTTCAAGTTTCCATCGCTTAAAATCCCGTAATTTCCATATCGGTCTTTCTGATCTTCCATTTCGCGGACGATCGTTCTGACCGTCCGGTCGCAGATATGGAACTGCTCCGCCAACTGGGGTATTGTTGCGATTGCGTTTCCGTGTAAGATTCGCATGGATGTTATGTTCACGCTTTATTCCTCCTTCTCTTTTAATCTCTTGTCATCCTCCATCCGATCTCCTATACTTTAGATACAGGCACTGCCATGCCGAGTACAAAGAAAGGAGACCTCATATGGATAAAAAATTGTTAAAAAATTTGAAGAACTTTTCTTCCGATGACTATGTAAATATTGAGTCTTTTTTGTCATTCACAAAGGATACCCAAGAATTGAGAGATTCCCTTGCTTCTCTTGAGAGCCTCGGATATATCAAAGTGGTTTATTCAAGTGGGCAGATATACGAAATCGCCTTACTACCTTTATGTATTGAATATTTCAAAACGATTTAGTTTATCTTCCGGCCACTCTTTCTGAAGTGGCCGGTCCATCAATTCCCAATCCTTTGCCACCAAATCGTCTCTTGTTGGATTCCAGTGACTCATTATATCTACAACCTTGCCATCTTTTATTTTTGCAATAAGGCACGTCACATATGAGTCTGTCGGAAGTATCCCAATTATAATTTTTCCGTGTATCTGCATTACATTTTTTCGATACATCATTTTATTTTCTTTAACTGCTTTTTTTGTTGCTTGGTGTATATACACGTTTTCACCTCCCTCTTTGCCTATTCATCATCCTGTACCTCAATCAACGCCAAAACCCTGTATGACCGCGGTATGTATACATAACCTCATCCCCTTCCTGCTTGTCCATCTGGTTGACCGCCTAAGCGGTTTTCTCAATTTCGTATTTGATTTCTACACCCTCCTGTTCTTCAAGAAGGCTGATTAATACTTCAATGACCTTTTCCATATCCATATCATCACCTCTCTAAAATCTATTCCTCACGGATTGTCCGGGTTGCATTATCCTTAACTCCTGTTCTTTTTCCTTTTTCTCTGGTATAATTTTCTTATCAATTAATGAAAGGACGGATATCATGCCTTATAAATTTACCCCTGAATACTCAATTCTCTCTTCTATCAGGAAAGAATTAGATCCCGTAAAGGAACTTGCTTCTTCAGCCGAAAAACTTGCCAAATCATCAGAGGAACGCTCTCAAATAGCCGAAAGGCTTGCCAATTCTTCCGAAAGCATCGCTAAGTCATCCGAGACTCATGCCAAAGCTTCCGAAACGCTCTCATCTCTTGCTATCAAAAAAGCTAAGAAAGCCGACATCAAAGGCTGGATCGCTGTTACTGTTTCTGTTCTTACTTTTATTATGGAAATTTGCGATAGGCTCGGCCTATTCTAAAATGATTCCAGAAAGAACAAATAAAAAGTTTAATATCGCTAATACCAGAGCCACATCCGAAACCGTTATCTTTGACGGTTTCTTTTCTTCTTTACCCTTCTTCATGCTTCCACCTCCTTCTCCTCTGCCAGAAATAAATCATTTAACAAATTGCTTTTTCTTCTCGTATCTCCTATACTTGAAATACAGGCACTGCCATGCCGAGTATATAAAGAAAGGAGACTACTGGTATGTTTGAATATGTTTTTACCCCAGAGGATTCTGACAAAAAGATCCTTACAGATGGTTTTTGTAGCAATATTCATGATGATGTTAAGCACGAAACCTTAAAGCATTCCCCAGATTGCATACACCGCCGTTCTACTTATCCCAATGGATTTATAATCGAAATGGAACAGTATACTGGCAAAACCATCATACGGACTAATTGGGAACTTTCGGATAACGGGGATGGAACTATTTCCGTAATTCAACCCTAATTTTTCCTTTTGACCGTTCAATAATTGATTTTGAGCTGAGCTCCAAGTTACTCCGAATAGCTTGGAGCTCTTTTCTTATTTGAATCAGCTCACGCAATATTGTTTTTAATATTCTCATTCTTCATCACCACCTTTCTATTTCATCTTCACTTCTTCTTTTTCTCTTTCTTCGTTTTCTGCGCAGAGCGAATATCCTCTAATGATCCCCAGCACTTCCGCCTTTTTATTTTCCGGAAGTCTCTCGATTAATTTAATGAGTTCTTTCGCGTCCTGCCGTTTGTTATTTAATTTGTTTCTTGTATTTTTCAATTTCTCACCTCCGCTCTGTTTCCTGTGGTTACACTATAGTATACTATGGTTATTTTGTCAACTATTTTTTGTTGCCTTTGGTAACTTTTTTTATTGACTTTATATTTTCAATCCTTTATACTTA